ATCCACAAGCCAGCGTATGCCCACCCGTTCCATCTTGTTTAATATAGAAGCCACCTGTTTGTCCAGCAACCATGTTGCTAGGATTCGCGAAGGTGACTCCACCCGTCAGCGTAATAATGAAGTTGTTTGCGACCGCGAAGTCAGGTGTTACCGTTGCTGCGTATGTTAATGTAGCCACAGCACAACGAGCAGCTCGGTTCAGCAACGTCACGCTACCATCAGCATTGACTAGCCAATCACCTGACGATAGGCTCTTCAACTTGCCGCTTGCATCAAGCACCTTCCAACCACTAGCAGCATCATATAGCAACATGTCACCGACTGCCAGTGAAATATTGATTATGGCGCGTAACGTGCTGTTATCATTTAGCTGTAGCGTCAGTGAATGTACCACTGCGTCATTGTTCCGTAGTAGAAATGATTTCAGGAATCCCTTCGAGGCTGCAACCACTGTGACCGCTGATGTTCCATTCGTTGCACCGTTAGTAGCCGTCACCACCATTGCTGCATCAACTGCCTCTGCTGTCCACGGTAGTGTCCCTGTGGCACCGAGCTTCACTTCTATTGTTTGGAGTGCACCAGTAAACATTTTAGACCCCTCCGACAAAGTTTAAGAAATTAACAGAAGAGCCACTACCGGCTATCTGTAGCCAAGTGGCTGCTCCGGCAGTATTCGCAGTACAAATAAATAGCTTGGCGCCAACTGTGTTGGCCCAAGAATTGCCCACTAAATAGCCTTGTGTGGAATCGTCATTGACTGTTGGGTCAACGACCTTAATATAGGTAGGAGCATCTATTTTATGCCAGATGCCATCACTATTTTGCCACTCGACAACGCCACCATTGTTGCGGACTACAACCGGATTTACCTTACCTATTTGGAAACCTGTGGACGTGGTGCCGTCCAAGTTCTGAAAAACGGGCATGGGATTCTCCTGTCCCGGTTAAGGGTCCCACTACGGGAGGACGGTCCTCCCGTAGTGGGTCAGTCTCTACACTTAGTTAATTACTTCTACCGTGATTGTTGCTGCGCCAGCGGTGGAGCTGTCGGCGACATATGTTGCTTGGATGTCTGTTGCGACTGTGTAATCATAATAGCATTCGCTGATGTACTGACCAATTGCCTTCAGATTCACTTCCGTTGTTGCCATGAGCCGCGCGGCATTGCCAGTGTCACCAACGCTGAGTGTTGGAGCCGTACCATCAAAAGCTGTTGTGACATTGACCTTGACCCGCACTGCTTTGCCAATTGCGTTAGCTCGTACTGTTACAGGTGAGCCAGTGCCGAAGGCCAATGGCGCTGTGTACCCATAGGTCACGTTCGTTGAGCTGATTGCGGGACCAATATCAATCCAAGTTGAGCCGTCTGCATCCCAAATGTAAACGTGGTCACCGAGATATGTTTCCACTCCGCCTGAAACTGCATCAGTGACCGACATCCGCAGACCTTCAAGCTCTCCGGCCGCAAACAGATACACCCACGCAGCGCTACGATACACAAGCAAGCGCTTCAATGTGTCCCATGTTGCACCAACTGTCGTGACAATGATGATGTCACCTTCAACCGGTACGAACGGGCCGCTGTTATCAGGCAGCTTAGCAACATCATTGATCATCTGGCCTTTGACAAATACTGCAGCGAGACGATCAACATATGCCTTTGTTGCTACGTGTGTTGCCGCAGTGGGTTCAGCCGCACTCAGAATCGCTAGCGCATTGTTTGCCGCATTCTTGACATCAAGCCCGGTACCATTTACAACAACTCGTGGGCCACCCTTACCGAACTCGATGTTAGTACCAATACCAACCAACCCGTAATTGATTACGCTGCTCATGTCAAACTCCTCATGCTAAGATAGATTCGGTATACCGAAACACACTTGTAGAACCTTGTGCTACTACAGTGATTCGCAACACCACGTGATTGAAACCGTCAATTAGTGCCGAAGCCGTCATAGGTAACGCACCACCAACTTCTGTGTACTCGTCCCGCAACTCTGCGGTAGTTCCGTTATGACCAATATAGATTCGACCAATCCGAGCTTTACCGCTCGTAGCATTGTATAATCTGTAATTCAAGAAACTCCCGATAAAATTAGCTTTGTCACCAAGATCAATATCTGTGTCCCCGTTAGCCGTGACATTTGCTTGCTTGTATTGGGTTGTATCAACAACACTCCATACTGCTGCGTTTGGAGTATCTTCGTTACACAGATACAACTGATCAATAACAGTGTTGTACCAATAGTTTCCTACCTCGAACGTTCTACCGATCCCTGCCGTATCCACGCTATCGTTCTGTGCTGTTGGGCTTGTTGCCGCTACATAAGTTGTGTCTGCCCCACCCGTTGATGATATTCGTAGTTTTAGATTCCCGCTTCCTGGTGGAACTTCTACAGTTGTTATAACAATATTGGCACCAGCAATAATCTCTTGATCAAGTGGACCACCTTGAGCATCTGCTGGATCCGTTCTGACACCATAAGCAATTGGATTACTGATGAAGGGTGGCATGGCTTCCTCCTAAGAGATTATTACAATCAATGAGTCCAGAGGATTGCCATATACATACATATCCCGTAGATTTTTGATATCGAGCCCTGCTGCGGCTCCGTTAACCAAATACCCAAATTCTCGGCCACGTTCACCGAAATACACAACCGATGCATTTGCTAAGGGTGTCTGAAGCAACACACTCGCGCACCGATCAACCTCATACCCAATAAGTTCACCAACGGACTTGCTTGTTGCCGGTAAATTGAACTTAAATGTTTTGAGCATGTTCTCTCCTAAACAGTTATCAGTTCGATTATTACATCATAGCTACATCCGTCTTGGATCGTTGTAACAACCAAACTGTCATTGGCTATGCGGCACTGCCATTCCACTAAATTGAAATCTGTGTACTCAATAACTTGCCCAATGTGATTGTTATAGAAATCAACAAGTGCATCTTTCTGTAATAGTGGCAACGTCCTGAATGTTAGTAACAACTTGCTGTTAGTGGGTGTCTTTTTGTGCGTATGTATTGCACCATCCATATTCTGTTTATACATAGTTTTCAGATTGACTTGTTGTGAATCTCCTAACTCTGGATTTCTTATACTGATTATTTGTGTATGTGGAGGCGTTGCTGGATAAGCAAAGATTGCGCTCATCGTGTCCTCCTACATAGAAACTCGAACTCAACATCGTAGTTGCAATCATCCATAATAGTCACTAACTCGGGAATTGCTGTGATCACGATGCCAAGCCAGTCTTGATCATCATGATCAGTAATCAATATTTCATCCGCGGCACTTGCAATAAGCAGGTTTAACAACGCTACTCGCTCTGCATCAGTCATTGTCTTTATGCTGAACTTACGAGTGATATTGACTGGCCACTCGCTTGCTTTAAAGCTAATAGGAGCAAAGCCCCTGTTTTCGCGTATTATGGCATTGCTTTGATACATTGTTGTATCTTGCAATTGTGCATTCGGTATAGTGATGTCTGTTGCACCGTATTGGATTCTCACTGGATCTCCTTACGCTTTTGGAATCCTTACAGTGTACTCGATACGTAGCACATCGGCCGGTGCAACTGGTACGTCCACTGGCGACCCATCATTGTTGCCAAATGCGGCTAAGCACCAAGCATGAGTCGGAGCAACTGCCTTTGTGTTTGCATTGACAACATAGATGCCATGTAGCGTATCGGTGCCTGTAATATTGAACACAGCATAAGCAGAACTTTTTACGAAGATGTTATTTGCATCAAACGCCTTATCCGCAGCCGCAAACACAATTGCTTGACGGGTCGCTTCACTGTACCCAGTGAACTCCTTCGTTGCAAGTGTTGCAAGCACTGGTTCATCAGCAACAAACTCTGTTGTAGCAGTATCTTTTAGCAACCCGATGTAGAAATTACTCCAGAATCCGCCAGTGTTTCTGAAAAATTGATTCAGTAACTCAACTTTGCCATCCCAAAGAATCTTATTCCTTACGCTATAGTCACGGAGTAATACTCCACCCCTGTACTGTAGCATTCGAACTCTGCCTTGTATATTTAATACACTGTTCATTGTATGCTCCTAGCTTAGTCTAACTCGACCACGACGAATCTCGCGCCTTAGTCCCTTACCTATGGCAACGATGTCTGCTTGTGCATTTCCACTTGAAGACATCGACACATTAATGTCACCAACATTTGTTACTAATCCACCGTTGGCATAACCGCGTACCTGATTCATGGATACTAACTGACTGTAGAAACGTCGTGTAGCATTGGCATTTACAACGAACTCGCCTTTGCTTAACAACGCCGGTATATTGTCGCTACCGTGCATGAATCCACCGAATGCTTTTGTAGTAACCGCTTCTGTCGTGTTCCTATACTTTTCTGGCAATCCGGCATTTGCTAATTTCATCTGTGTTACTAATTGGCTGTTGATATCAATCAACTTATCTGTTTGATCTATTTGTCTTTGTTGCTGACCGATTGCAAATAAATCTACTTCAAACTGTGTTGATAGTTTTGCTGTCTGCTCATTTATTTGCTTTGTTAATTTATCAATAGATTGTTTGCTCTGGTCTGTTGCTTGTTGCGATTCTAATAGTACGTCTATATAACCTTTTGTAGTTTGTTCTACCCCATTTACGGTTGTTTTGATTCCACCGAAAAGCAATTCCATTGGTTTCACGAAACTTCCACCGATCATAAAACGCCCTTGGGCATCAACAGCCCCTGATGCCTTGGCTTGGGCTGACCGTGCTTGATAATAATTATCTATTGCGGCCTTAAAAGTATTGACTGTGTCTTGATTAAAATCTTTTAACATAGCCTGATATGCTTTTTTATAGTTTTCAAATAGTGATGCTGGTAATTTAGAAAAGATTCCAGTGGTATCATTTTCAATTCTGACACTTAATTCAGCTCCAGCATTCATAATATTTGCCATGTAGGCTGGAATATTACTTGATAGCTTAGCTAAATTATCACGTTCTTTTTTCTGTTGTTCTTCAACATTGTTAATTGCTGTTTGTGCCTGTTTTACATTTTCACGGCCTTTGAATATTGTTTGTGCATCAATTAGTGTTTGCTCATAATTATATAACCTGTCTAATAGGTCCTTCTTTTTATCGAATTCGATAGTTGCATTTTCTTCTATTTTAACTCTAAGTTTATTTATATTCTCAAGCTGTGGATTAAATAATTCATCGAATTTCTTTTGATCAACATCTGGTTTGAGAAGCTGATCGATCTTAAATTTTTCTAAATCACTAAATATTGATCTTATTTCTTTAATAGCTAACCCAGTTTTAACTATGGCTGCTTCTTGCTCTTTTTGCTTTTGTAGTAATATATCCCGGTCTTCTTGATTTAATTTCTTTTCTAATTCAAAAAGCTCTGTCGTTAGTTTTTGAACATCCAAAATCTCTATTCTTGTTGTTTTAGTTTCATTTAATTGCTTATTAATATCTCCAAGTTTATTTCTTTCTTCTTCTAACTGCCTATTTATTTTATCTTGTGCCAATGATGTTTCTAGTCCTAATCTTTCAGTTCCGCGATTAGTCGGCTGTACGACACCGTTGATCGTTACAACTGGTCCTTTTTTAGATTGCGAATTTATCTTATCTTGTGTCTTTAATTTATCTATATCGGCTTTCTTTTCTAATTCAGCAATCTTTTCAATAGACTTCTTACGATCACGCAAGAGCTTATCCCGCTCATTTGCGTTCTTAATTGCCTCTTTTTCACTAGCAGTTTGAATGCGATACAGGTCCTCTAATAAATCCTTTGCTTCTCTTCCAAGGAATAGTCGTTCTTCTGTATCTTTTGTCTTTTTGATTTGCTCTTCAAGCCTCTTGTACTCAGCTATAATCAGTTTCTGTTGTTTCGCTGGATCTTCTTCTGCAGCAATATCTCTTTTGATTTGTGTTTTTCTAATTCGCTCTGGTTCTTTAAAGGTGAACTCATCAATTTTCTTTATGGACGATTCCAAATCATTTAATACTTTTTTCTGGTCACTTAAAGTATTTTGCAAGAAATTCAAGAACTCATCATTAAGTTCTTTTAAACTATTTATCGTGCTCTCTGCCGCTCTTTCAGTATCCGTTGCAAACTTATCGTACCCCTTAGTTAAATCAGCAAGGAGCCGACGAATACCAGTTACTTGAATTCGAATAGCATCATCAACCGGCTTCAATGTCTCATTTATGTGTCGTCGTGCTTTTTCTTGTTGATCTTTATAAAATGCATCATAATCCTCTTGCATCTTTTCTAGTGCATCAGCACTGCTGTCTGCGGCATATTTGAGTGCAAGCACTAACACTGACAAAGCCGCAACAGGACCACCTGCCCCAACGGTAAGAGCCCGGAGTGCAGTCATAGCAACTTGTGAATTTTGAATGAATGATACCAGCCCACCAAGTAGGAGAGGGCCACCAAAAACTAAACCAGCGTCAGCAACTAGCCTGACTATTTTATGCAATTCCAGGAATTGGTCATTTATTTCAACCAATTTCTCAATGATTGTATTGCCCCAATCGCCCGTGAAATAGTTACGAATTCGTTCAAGTTCAATTTGAAACTTTTTACCTGAGTTGTTCGCTAAATACTCAAATGCCTCACTATCTGCTCCTAGCGAGTTTCGCATTGAGTCTAAATCATTTGTAAAATCCTGTACGTGCTTTCCTGTAACTGCCAAGATACCACGTAAACCACGAATATCTGGAAATAATTGTGCTGCCAACTCAGGCCGACCCTCTGCAAATTTTGCTATCTTCTCAATTACATTCGCAAAGCCATAAGTTGCTATGGCTGCTGAACCGGATTCGACACCGATTCCACGTAGAAACTCTTTCATTTCTCCAGCGGGCTTTAACAACCGGCTAAAGATATTAAACAAATATGTCATTGCATTCGCTGCAGTGATACCTTGCCGTGTTGTAGCCGACATAAATGCAGCCACTTCTTCCAATGAAATTCCTAATTCATTTGCACCTGGAAGCACGCGGCCCAATTGATTTGCGAACTCAGGCATTTTGATTCTGCCTAAGTCAATCATTCTAAAGAAGATTCCTTGAATCCTGCTCTGTTCTTCTAGCCCAACTCCATATGAATTCATTGCCGAACTAACGGCATTCACGGAGTCTTGTAACGATGAATTCGTTGTCATGGCTAGACGGCCGGCTTTAGACATGAATTCTAAAGCCCTAGCACCATCAGCAATTTGGTTGCTTAGTGTGTCATAGACACCACTAGCTACGTCACTTGCAACAAGACCTGTTGCATTTGATATGTCTAAAATGCCTTGCATCCAACGGCTAGTATCAATACCAGCTTCTGAAATTGTTTGTATTTGAGCGATCTGTATCTGTAACTGCTGAGCCGTTTGTATTGATTGTTGGAATCCACTTACGAAACTACTAACTATTTGATGCATTGCTTGTACAACAGCAAGCCGAATAATAGATTGCCAACTCAAATAGAGTTGTTTATTTGCTTCTGTCTGACTTCTTGTCGCTTCCTGCACATTTGTTATTGCACTTCCCTGCCTAGTTATTTCATATGTGAACTCTTTACCTGCCTTATTCACTGCTCGTAACGTTTCGATAGTTCGTCCCATGGCATAATTTTTACGTGTTTCTGTTTCAAGCTGTGTCAAACTTCCGCTGGCTATTTTACGTTGCAAATCAGCATATGCACTATATGCTGCTGAAATACGCTGCTGTTGTAATGATTGAGATTGTTGCTGATTTGCTAGTTTCTTCTGACTATCTGTCATCGCATTTGAGGCATCAATTACTTCTCCTAATGCCTTTTTATATGCGACAGCGTGTGCTTGCAACCCACGTTGTATGGGTTGCGTGTCTGGATTAAAGGCTTTAAAGCCTTCTTTTTCTAACCGCAGTAATTCATTTCTAATATCCTGAACACCTAATTTATACTTAGACGCAAATCTGGCAAAAGCTAAAGATGCTTCTTCAAATTGCTTTTGTGTATCTAGTGGTACGACTTTCAATTGCTCGACCACGGGCGCTTTTAATGTTCTCTGAACTGTTGTGGCCACTGTTGCTTGTCGTTGTGTTTCAAGTATTTTTGCTTCTGCTTCAATTCGCTTCTGCTGTTCCAGTTGCATGTCTCTTAAAACTTTTTCTCGTGCTACTCTACGTTGTTCAAATATTTGTGTTTCAGCTTTCTGTTCAAGCTGCATGTCTCTGATTGATTTTTCACGTGAGACTCTTCGTTGATCTGTAATCTTTTCATTTAATTGTTGCTCTTCTTGCAATTTTCTGATTGCCGCTTCACGCGCAACACGTCGCTGTTCAAATACTTTTGCTTCTGATTGTTGTTCGAGTTGCATCCCGCGAATAGAGGCTTCGCGACTTACCCTAGCTTGTTCTGTTGCTTTCAACTGGTTTGCTCGAATTCGCTCTAATTTATCAAATTGATTGCCTAAAGCAAGCAAGGCGTTTTGTAGCCTAGCTTGTTCACCTTCTGGTATGAGTTTGATCTCACCAGCTCTAATGGCTGCCAGCTTAGTTTTTAATTGATCCCAAGTCAAACCCATTTGAGCCGCTGTTGCAGCGGCTGTACGTTCTATTTGCTTAAATTGTGATTGTGCAATAGTTGGAAGTTGACGCACTTCCTCTTCAAAACCACGTCGCAGATTTCGAGTAAAATTCTTTGTATCAATTGGTTGTTGTATTTGAGCAGTTTTGATTTCTGCTATAGTTTGTTCTCTGACAGGTGCAAGTTGTATATCCTTCGCTGCTGCCATAGCATTCTTGAAGTCACCAACTCTAATTGCAGATCGAGCTGCCGCTTGCGCGATTGCATTTATATTTCGCGTAATAGTTGGTAAATCTTCATTTAATGTATTTGCAGTTGAGCTCATTAATTTCCACTGGCCATTGATATATGCATACTTAGAACCATATGCAGAGACGCCTTTTTCTATAGCTGAAAAATTAGTTTGAATTTGGCCTGTAACATTGTTTAATCTAGTAGACTGTGTTATGATTCGTTCTTGCGCATTGTATAGTTGTGTCAAAACAGCAACAGCTTTTTCAAGCTGTTGAATATATTGTGCAGCATCAGCCCTGAGTTCTAGTGTATCATCTGCCATGAGATGCTCCAATCACTTGGGTAGCAGAAAATTTTTAATGGCTTTATTTTGTTTCCTAATGTGTTCCTGCCATTCAGCAATGAAAGCAAATTTGCCAAATTCTAAACTCTGCCAAGGTGGCGTCTGGTAACCGCGTTCATGTAATTTATACTGGAACACGACTATCTTGAACTCAAAAACTAGATTTGGCACTTGTGGGCTACCAAACTTTATGTCGTATGCCTTCTTACTGCTACCGAGTTCTTTACCGAGCGCAATTGATTTCTTGACACCACTATGCGTTGTGCCTCTTATATCTGTGTATGTTGGTTTTGGCTTATCTGGTCCCTTACCCATTATATCTGCTATGACTTGATTCGCTATTCGTACATTTGTAGCCAAGTCATAAAGTGAAGCTTCACTCATACCAGTGTCAACTTTTATATGTGAAATTGTTTCAAGAATAAATGCCCGGACGCAAGCCCTCCAAGCAGTTTTTAATTGTTCATGCACATATTGCCGTAGTGCTTCTTTTGAGGCCAGTTTACGCTTATCTCTTCTAACTGTTATTTTTAAGCCGGCCATTATAATCCTCCAGTAGAACATTTCATAAAGTCTATATCGCGTTCTTGATCTTCATAATCACGAATTTGACTATATGCTATTATCATAGCTTTAGACCATATGTTACAGTCATCCCAATCCTTTACATCTGGCGGGCGTATGGACAGTCGTTCACACGCCCGCCAGATTGCATATTCTTCTGTTCGGAACTTAGGCAGTATCCGTTTTACGGCTTGACTGCCTGACCAGCTAAAAAACGTTTTGTGGCCTCCTCAATCTTCGATTGATTCAGCCCACATGCGGTCATAACCACTTCTAATATTTTATTTAACTCGGCCGGAGAAAATGTTGATTCCAGCTCTGTTCGATAGTTTCCCCAGGTTTTGGGATCATCTGCTTTAACTGTATCCCATACCAGTCCCTCTGTTGCAGACAATGATTTGATAATCATCCAGTCCGTTTTCTGTTTAGCCCACTCAGAGACTTTAGCCAGATAACCTGGATCTTCAACTAATTTTTGTGTCTCTCCGCCGGGTAATAGCTTAGACGGTGGCAACGGCTGTGGATTTAGCTTGTCATGATCTGAAAAATCCAAAACAGCCTGTGCCTTAATAACAAGTTCATCCTCTCCACGAGGAATAACAACGACTTCCATTTGAGGACCGCTAATGACTTTACCGTTGATCTTCATAATCTTCTCCGTGGGCTAAATAGACTAGGCTGAACGGGTTGCAGTGGCCTGTGTCACGTTGCACTTGCCAACAATGGCGATAGTCGCAGCGCGCAGGTCATGGTCGAGTGATTCATAGCGGAAGTCAGCGAGAATAATTGTTTCATTCGGACGCGGATTGCTGCCACCACTGCAGGGTGGTTCGTATTCAACGACCACATCCACTGCATATGGACGGCAAGCATCAGAATCCACTGACACGTTTGCAGCATACAGACCGCGCTTCTTGATGAAGTCCTCAATGGTGCCAACCGCGCCGGTATAATCACTACCGGTGATGTACTCCCAAACGAGCCCAAGGTTGACATCCACTGGAACCTGATCACCTTCACGTACTTCATCAAGCACGCCACGATCGAGTGTATAGATCATGTTGCGCTTCTCAGAGTACGTCAGGTTACCTTCACCAACCTTAACAGTGATCTCCACTGGAGTTGGTGTCGTGCCATCACGCAACTTGATGAGTGCATTCTTCAAGTCGATCTGAGCATGCACTGTTGCCCATGCCATAGCTAGTAACAGTTTCATTTTATTCCTCCAAATGCATGACGTAGTGAGATTCGACCGTCGCCTGTTCAAGTTGATTAACAGGATCAACTTGTCCGAAGTGACTTACTTGCATGTTGTTCCTATTCGCTTCTTGATCCATGCGCACAAATGTTCCTACTAGCGAGTCATCGTCTCCATAGCGGTAAACTGTTATGCAGGGTTTGAACATCTCCATAACATTCCCGCTTAACTGTCGCATACGATGAAAGTTTTGATTGTTCTTAGCACATTGTAGCAATACATTGATTTCTATATACAGTTTCCAGTACTTTTTACTTATTTCTGTATAGGTTGGGCCATCAACGCGTAACTCAATAAACTCTTCTAGCTTACGCGTATCTCTGTGCATACCTTCGATGTAAAGTGTTATGGAACCCTTTAAATCATCGAAGTGCTTGCTTACAGACGCGAACACCCATCGATCCATATTAGGACTAAGCATTTGTTTCCTCCTGTGTAACTGCTACTGCTTGTCCTAGTTTGAATTCGTTTACATCTTCGATCTTTTGGGCATCTAAGTGTTGCGCTGTAATTAGGAACCCGAGTTTAAATACCGTTGAATCAATTTTCTTAAACTGATAACGCTCGCCACCATGAACGCATCGATCATTTAACGTGGGAACATATCCACGAGGTAAATCGACTCCATCGATTATAAAAATCCTCGTAGATGTATCAAACATCCCTCCATACGTAAAGTTTTTATTCGCAGCAATAAATGACAAATCATATACGAAGTCACGGCTAATCTTTTCATCCACCACGATAGCACGCTTCACTTTTATAGTGCGTTCATTTCTTACTATGGCACCTGTTGTTACTGATTGTGAAATACAGTTAGTCGTGATTATATTAATCAATTGACCGAAATCGTGTTTCAGTCGATAGAGTATCAATTTAATTTGGCGGACAGTATTCATATCATTTCCTTGATTAGCCGTTCGATCGGACTAGATTTCAGAATGGTAATTATGTCTGGATATTTGTGTTCTAACTTCTCCATCAACTCTGAACACCCAGTATGAATAACACATGGTATATGAAATACTCTACATAACTCAATAAGCTCATCAGCCGGTTGACCTTCCAGCTTATAATCAATTATCGCCATCTTTATAGATGCATAGTTCATTAGAATACATAGCCTAGCATTTTCTACTGTTTTGAATTTTACGCATTTCTCACCAAGCGTTTTGCATAAATTACCAAGGAACTCTAGTACCGATAAATCATCGTCCACTACAAGAATCTCTCCAACTCGTAATGATTGCCGAATCCGTCTCGAATCGCTGATGAAGTCTTGCGTGGCTGTGGGGCTCATGGTTAGCCCTCATCACGTTTCTGACACAGTAGCATGGTGTTTTTAACTTCAACAAGCAGTGTATTTGTTGCTCGCTGCAGTTCCGCTACTGTGGCAAAACACTGAACCGTTTCCCTAAGAATCCCCTCAAGCCTGCGTTGACTCGACATGAGTTGTTTGTACAATACGGTGATTGCAGTAACCAAAGCACCAATTATTGCAACACCTAACGCGATTAGTTCCGCTGTACTCATGTTGTCTCCACAACAGGTATACCCGGAGGGGAATTGCTTCCCCTCCGGGTATTGTTAATCAGCCATACATGACCATGCCGAGGTTGGTATCGAGCACGGCAGTACCGGCGAGGAGATCAACGGTGACGAGATGACCTTGCTTCTCACCGTTGTAGGTGATCACAACGCGCAGAGACAGCCCGTTGTAGTTCGCGACAAACGCGCGAGCACCGGTGCCGGCTTCTGGCATTGCGAGCGGACGCACGACGAGCGCGAGCGCATTGCG